GAGGAGACAAAAACGCCGTGCTGCCCAGACCGCGGCCCAAGGCAACATCCAAACCCAAGACCAAAGAGCAACGGGAACAGGAGAAACTGAAGCGAGCTAAACGTTCTGCGCGTACACAGCTTAACATGGCGCAGAAAAAATTAGCTAAGCTAACTAAACAAGAAGAAGCTCAACAAGAAACTGAGGTTCAACTTTTAGGTAGTAGTGCTTATCAGTCTGTCGAGGAACAACAAGATGAGATTTTGTTTGAACCTAATGCTGGTCCTCAAACAGATTTCCTAGCATCCTCAGAACGAGAAGTGTTATACGGGGGTGCAGCTGGCGGCGGTAAATCTTACGCACTCATTATAGACCCACTAAGGTATTGCCAAAACTCTAATTTTAACGCGCTCATTCTACGTCGTACAAATGATGAATTGCGCGAACTAATACACAAAAGTCAGGAAATGTATCCAAAAGCATATCCCGGCGCAAAATGGATGGAAAAGAAAAGCCAATGGACTTTTCCATCTGGAGCTAGAATCTGGATGACATATCTAGAGCAGGACAAGGATGTTCTGCGTTACCAAGGTCAGGCGTTTACTTACATTGGTATAGACGAACTGACGCAGTATTCGACACCTTATGCTTGGGATTATTTACGTTCACGTCTCAGAACGGCTGATTCGTCGCTACCCGTCTTCATGCGAGCGACAACCAACCCTGGTGGTCCGGGGCATGCGTGGGTTAAAAAGATGTTCATCGACCCTGCGCCGCACAACACATCGTTTTGGGCGACTGATATTACTACGAGCGAAACGTTGGTTTATCCTGAACGCCATAGCAAGGCGGGGACGCCACTGTTTAAACGGCGTTTTATTCCGGCTAAATTGCTGGATAATCCGTATCTTTATGAGCAAGGCGATTACGAAGCCATGCTGCTCTCATTGCCTGAAGTACAGCGCAAGCAACTCTTAGAAGGCTCGTGGGATATTGCTGAAGGTGCGGCGTTTTCAGAGTTTAATAGGTTAGTCCATGTTACAGAACCTTTTTCTGTCCCGAATACATGGCGCAAGTTTAGGGCTTGCGATTACGGTTACTCCTCTGCTACCGGCGTTCTTTGGTTTGCTGTAGACCCTGCAGATGAAACGTTACTTGTATATAGAGAATTATACGTTAGCAAAGTAACGGCTAAAGAACTAGCACATATGGTGTTGGCAGCAGAAGAAGGTGAATCAATTCACTATGGCGTGCTTGACTCGTCTCTATGGCACAAGCGAGGAGACACAGGCCCAAGCTTAGCTGAACAAATGATTGTCGAGGGATGCCGGTGGCGCCCCTCTGACCGTAGCCGTGGTAGTCGTGTAGCAGGCAAAAACGAAGTACATAGACGGTTGATGGTCAACGATGAAACAGGGCGAGCTGGTATGGAAATATTTAGTAATTGCACTAACTTGATAGCACAGTTGCCGACACTGCCGTTAGATAAGAATAACCCCGAAGATGTCAACACTAAAGCTGAAGACCACCTGTATGATGCTTTGCGATATGGTATTATGTCGCGCCCACAATCACGGTCCATTTTTGATTACCCAAGTCAAATACCGATACAAAGATGGCAACCCGCTGATTCAAACTTTGGATACTAATAATGGCTGAAGAAGAACACGTAGAAGCTCTTATTTTTGAACCTAAATCTGGTTCAGAAGAACTTGCCGACTACATCCGTAATAAATTTGAAATGGTCGAGTCTAGCCGACAAGATGAAGAAGAACGTTGGCTTGACGCCTATCGTCAATATCGCGGTTTGTATGGCCCTGATATGCAATTTACTTCTAGTGAAAAGTCTCAAGTATTTATTAAAGTTACAAAGACTAAAGTCCTTGCAGCATATGGACAAATTGTGGATGTTTTGTTCGCTGGTCAACGTTTCCCTTTGGGCGTCGACCCCACACGTATTCCCGAGGGTGTTACGGAAGCTGTACACTTTGACCCAAAAGACCCTGAAAACTCTATGGAAGAACTCAAGGATATGTATGGATTTACAGGTGATGGAAAAGAATTACCTGCAGGGGCAACGGCTAGCGATTTAGAAGAATTAAATTTAGGCGTCTTTACAGAAGAGCTGGCAGAGATTGAAGATGACTTACGCACCGGCTTTGGTAAAACTCCTACAGCACAAACTTATACGCCTGCCCTTGAGGCTGCCAAACGCATGGAAAAGAAAATCCTTGACCAGCTTGAAGAGTCTAGCGCGTCTAAACATTTGCGCCTTACAGCGTTTGAAATGGCATTATTTGGAACTGGCATTTTAAAAGGACCATTTGCCATAGATAAGGAGTATGCTAACTGGGACGAAGAGGGTAATTATGACCCAGCGTTTAAAACAATACCTCGCGTAGAAAATGTATCAATCTGGAATTTTTACCCTGACTCTGATGCTAAGAATATGGATGAGTGCGAATTTATCATTCAGCGACACCGTATGAGTCATTCTGACTTACGAGGGTTAAAGAAGCGTCCATACTTCCGACATGACGAAATAGATGCATGCATCAACATGGGCACCAACTATGTTCGTAAGTGGTGGGAGTCTGACATTGAAGATTATCGTAATACCTACGATATTGACCGGTTCGAGATATTGGAGTTCTGGGGCAATATAGATAAAGATTCTGCAGAAGAAGCAGGTCTTGAAGTCCCTGCTGACTTGCAGGATGTTGATACAATTCAAGTTAATTGTTGGATTTGTAACGGTAAAATTTTACGTCTCGTCATAAATCCATTTACCCCGCAACGAATCCCATATTTTGCTGCGCCGTACGAAATGAATCCGTACTCATTCTTTGGTGTTGGTTTAGCAGAAAACATGACTGACACTCAACAGTTAATGAACGGTTTTATGCGCATGGCTGTTGATAACGCTGTGCTGTCAGGTAATCTTATCTTTGAGATTGATGAAACCAATCTTGTTCCGGGGCAAGACTTAGAGTTATATCCGGGTAAAGTGTTTAGACGCCAAGGTGGCGCACCGGGCCAAGCTTTGTTTGGCACTAAGTACCCCAACGTCAGTTCTGAGAATATGATGATGTTTGACAAAGCTCGCATGTTAGCAGATGACGCCACTGGTATACCATCGTATTCACATGGTCAGACAGGTGTACAGGGCACAGGTCGCACCGCCGCCGGTATTTCTATGCTAATGGGAGCGGCACAGCTTAGCGTAAAAGGTGTTGTAAAGAATATTGATGATTACTTACTTCAACCCTTGGGTGAGGCTTTCTACGCATTTAACATGCAGTTTGACTTTGACTCATCAATTAAGGGCGACTTAGAAGTTAAAGCACGTGGCACAGAGAGTCTTATGAAAAACGAGGTGCGGTCACAACGTCTTTTGCAACTGCTCAACATTGCAGGTAATCCGAATCTTGCGTCATTTGTAAAATTTTCTGTTGTTCTTAAAGAATTAGCCACATCCATGGATTTGGATGCTGAAAAGTTTATTAACGATGAACGAGAAGCTTTCCGTCAAGCGCAAATTATTCGTGAAGCTGGTGGTATGCAACCACAACAACAACAACCACAAGGTATGAGTCCTATGGATATGTCTGGCGGTGGCGGAGGTAACATCGGCGTAGGCGGTGCAGCCGTACCAGGCGAACAAGGCTTCAGTGCCGCAGGACAACAACCGGAACAACAACAGGGGGACGCGCAATCGCAGCTAGCTAGTATACTAGGAGGTCTACAGTGACACCAGAAGTAGCTAAAAAACTACTACCCCTTGTAAATACAAAGAAAAATACTGACGCTCTAGAAACATACATGGAAGAGCGTATTAAAGACTCTCAAAAGATTCTAGAGCAGTCCACAGATATAGTTACTATTCACATGGCGCAAGGAGCCATACGTGAATTACGCAGACTGTCCAGCTTGCGTAGCGAAGTAATATCTAAGGCAGAAAATGGCACTTGAAACAGGACTCACCGCAGTAGTACCCGAGGAACTTTATGAAAAACCTTTCATAAGAAGGATGCTTGACCCATCTACTCCTACCATAGAAGTAGATGGTGAAAAAGCTTCTGTAAAAACCATGTCTATGGATGGTAAACTTTTTCCAACTGTAGTCCCTCAAGAACAAGCTGATGGTTCGTTTGCTTTAAAGCAATTAGAGCCTAGGGTTGCATACGACTTAGCAATGGAGACTGGTAATTTTATACAGTTTGATAGCGATGAAGAAGCTGACAGAGTTTCTAGAATACTTAGTGATGAAGCTGCTGCACTCCGAGAAGCTTATAAAAATAATCAGAATTTCTTAGCACAGGGCGGTAAAGGTCTTGGTGATGTAGAGTTTCGTGCAGACGTGGAATCTTATGTAAGTGGTGATGAATTATCTAGGTTGGGACTAGAATTACACCGTCGAGGTCTCATTGAATTAAAAGGCATTACCAAAGACCAAAATCAACGAATAGCGCGTAGCGGAGGGGAAATATTAGGACAATATCAAGGGACAGGGGGTGGAACAAGACCAAGTATACTTGGCCAACCTTACACTAGAGACATAAGAAGTCAAAATCCTTTAACTAAAGAAAGTATCATGCAATCCCCTCGTCTTGCCGCATACGTTGCAGGAGTGTCCGATTTCGAAGGAAGAGACCCAGACACCACGTTTTTTCGACCCCGTGGACAATCAGAATTAGCAGCTTTACATGAACTCAGGCACGGTGCTTTAGAGTATTTATTCGATAACACAGACTTAAAAAACCAAAAGTATTTTAAGAACTATGACATAGATGTTGAAGAAGACATCATGGACATGATTGATAATAGAATAATTAAAGAACAGAACATCCCTCTAGAAATGGATAAAGTTTCTAAATTAGACCCTAAGTATATTGGTGGCAGAGATAGGTTAGAAACTGTAACGAAATACGCTACCGAGGCGTTAGATAAATTAAATGTACCCAAACCTGCTGAGCAAACGAAGCCAAGCATGTTAAACCGTTTACTCGGCATGGAGCAAGGAGGAATAATGATGGCTCAACAAGGACAAACAGCGTTGCCAATGACGGAGGCAACTTCAGCACCGCAAGGCGGCGGACCAAAAGCCGCGAATCCTGCGGCACAACCTTCGTTAGTGCCAGCACCTCAACAGGCGCCTCGTCCCGGCGAACAAGACCCTAGAGATGCCGCTGTTAAAGAAGTAGCAGACAAGATGAAGCCGCAGACACCCCCCACTCCTATGGCTCAACCAGTTGGGGGTCTGGCAGCACCACAGCAACCTCCTGCTGAACCTGTACCAATGATGGCAAAGGGCGGAACTCCCGAAGAAAAGCCCGAAGGTCTTGCCGTAATGATTGGTCTTGGAGCGCCGACCCCCTCATACGAAGACGCCGCCGAAGGTAATCCTCCACCGGGCGCGACTAAGGAAGAAGTAGCTGATGACCAGCTAGTATTGCTTAGCGAAGGCGAACTCGTTGTACCTGCTAATGTAGTTCGTTATCATGGTCTTGGTACGTACGAAGGTATGCGTCGTGAAGCTCTTATGGGCTTGCAGGACATGGAACAAAGTGGTCAGATTGAGTACGTTAGTGGCGGCAAAGAAAAAGCCGACAAGATTGATGACGACGGCGGCATTGTTAAAGCACAAGCTGGTACATATCTAATGACCAATCCCCAGTTTCCGGGACAAACCATTTCTCCTGTTTATAAACCCTTGGCACTACAGGCGCCCGTGGCCGCGTCTTCCCGCTTCTTGTCAAATATACCGGGACAACAAAACCTACAACAGACCGGAACTACAACTTCCTTGGGTCTCCCTACTATGTCT